ACATATTCCGATGACTTTCGGGAGCACTTGTTTTCCAAAATCGGTCTGGTTGAGCCAGATACCGTTGAGGATTTCCTGGACTCCTGTTCGCCAAAGGACAAGAAGAAGTACAGCGTAGCTGCTGAGGGTGACGCGCTTGACAGGCGCATCCGGTCAACTTTCCAAAAGGTTGAAGCTTATCCTGGTGTCAAGGCTCCTCGCGACATCAAAGATGTGCCCAAACCCTTAGTCTTATTTTATAGTCTTTACATCAAGCCATTGGTGAAGGCCATTAAACTCCATTGCCCTTGTTACGCATTTGGCAAATCCCCAAAAGGGGTTGCTAGACGTGTGCGGCGCATTTTGGAGGGTAAGGTTAAGGTCACACTAACTGATTTCAGTAAGTTTGACGGTACACAAGGTGAATTCCTGTTCAACGAATTTCGCCGCGATTTGCTTCGGTTTTTCGGTTCCAAACACAAGAGCACACTAAATGCAATGCTAGACTGCCTACATGATCTGGTGCATGTGACGAAGTACGGTCGTTTCTTCTTCATATTGTTCCAGATGGTATCCGGTTCAGCAGACACTTCATGTCGCAACACTATACACAACATGCGCGCGAATTACATCGTATTTCGGTACAGCGGGTTGTCAATCGAGGACGCTTGGGAAGCACTCGGTATATATGGTGGTGACGATGGGTTGTCATGCTATCCAGACCTCAAGAAAGCCAAAGAGGTTATGGATATACTCGGGTTAACAATCAAAATAGCCGAGCGGGGGCCAGGGGATCAGATTGATTTCCTGGGCCGTGTGTACCCCGATCCATTCACCAGTACTAGGTCTCACCATGACATCGCGCGTGCAGCTGGCAAACTGCATATCAGCCCTCACGAGCTTGATAACGCGTCTTTAGAGACCATGTGTTGGCGTAAGGCCGTGTCCATTTGGGTTACTGATTCAAGAACCCCTGTAATTAGCGTGTGGGCGCGGAACGTGCTGCGGCTGGTGCCAAGTGGTGAGTGGGTCACCACTTGGCAATCCAAAGTGTTTGCTGAGTATCCTCTTAAGGATAAGACGAGGTACACGAGCCAGCGCATCATGGAAACCTGGGCGGACCCCATTTTCCTACCTCCTAATCCTGCTGAATGCGAAGAGGCTTTAGCAAACTTTCTTGACTCTTATGAGATTTCCGTTTCACAATATGAAACGTGGGAGCGCGCCATGGACACAGCCAAGACTCTTGCGGACTTTCCCGAACCGATGGCGGTCATTGACCAAATTTCGGATACGGGCATTTCTGCAGTTGTTGACGGTTGTTTCACTGGTGTACCAATGACGAATGCTGAGACCATCGTCTGCTTCAGGCACCTCACAAAGCTCGGTTGTCAGACACCTCGTTGTCCTGACCATCACCCCAAGAAGTTTTGCTTCAACTTTCTGCGTGGCACATGTGATCGTAAAGATTGCAAGTTTCCACACATTAGTAAAACCTTCCGTGTTCCGCATAAGGATGTGG